ATCGGGTCATCTTCGACCACAGGCGCGGAATCCTGCGCCACGGTCTTTTTCAGCATGGACACCATAGCACCGAACGCGGACGGGTCAACGCCCTCCGTCGGGATATCTTTAGCGTCCAACGCCTTTTTGTAAATATCCGCCGCAGAATCAAACGCGAACGGGTTAGAAATCTTGCCGACGTACGGGGCAACTTCCTCCGCCGCCCTGTAGAGTGCCGCCGCCGTAGCCTTGTCGAAAACGGGCGCGGAATCCTGCGCCGTGTCTTTGCAAGCGTCAACCGCCTCAGCGTCTTTGCAAGCGTCCTCAGCGGGCTTGCCGTATGCAATCCCCGCCATGAACGCTTTCTGCGCGGCCTTATCCTCCGGGTCAAGCCCCGCCGCCTCCATCGCTTCGCGAAGTTCATCTGCAAGAACGTCAACAGGCTCTTCGTCTTTGGTTTCTGGCGCAACCTCCGGCGCGTTCTCCACAGCCGGGGCGGTGTTCGTTATATCCGGCGCGGAATCTTCCTTCACAATTTCTTCTTTTTTGATTTCTTCCATAGGCAAATCACCTCCATTTTTAAGTGCTTCTGTAAGCTCAAAGAAAAGGGTTTTCCATGCGTTATCCCCCATGTTTTCACCCCCTTCCAAAGCGGCATCAGCAACACGAACATCATGTCCCGCGCGTCCTTCACGGACGAGGGCCACATGGTTTCCGCGTATGTTTCTCATCACGCCGTCATAGTGCTTTCCGTCAAAAATGCCATCCAGCATTTCCACGTCGCAAAGGTATCCTGCTGAGAGGTCCCTAAATTCGCCCGATTTGATGCGCTCGATTGCGTCCGCGTCTGTCACGGTCAAACTGTTTTTCAAATATGGCTTTTCAAACACCGCATTCGTGCCAAGGCTCCCAACAATCTTGTCTTTGGGAAGGTTTTCTGCGTCCATGTTCCAATGGTCTAAAGAAAGCGGCAATCCGTTGAAAGTTTCTGCCGCCTTTTCAATTTCCTCGGCGGGACGGTAAATCTGGTATACAGCTTTGGGCTTCAATCCAAGCCCCTGCCAATTCGGTATAGTGTCTCCGACGTACGGTACGACTTGTTCTTTGGTAATGTTGGACGTGCTCACATGCAGATAGCCATTTTCGTCAAATGTCCGTGCTGTTTCAAGTGGAATAGTGTCAAAAATCATGTTATCACCTTCTTTGCGTTTCTAGGTATCTTCCTTGCATTCGGGAAGTTCTCGAAGCCTCTCGCCCGTGGTGTATTCTCTTCGTCCAAGGAAAGTACCTCGGAGCTAACAGGAGATACATTCTCTCAATTCGGCATGTGATAATCAAAAAATCACATCTTGAGGGTGGTCAATATATTCGTACGGCTTACCCGTGTCTATAGCCCTCTTCATTTCCTTCATAAGCTTTTCGGGCGGTATGCCGTTCGTCATGAACAAACTTATAGGCTCCCCGAATTTATCAGCGTATTCCTTGTTCAATTTCTTGAACTCCCGTTCTTGGTTCATTTCTAACGCCTCTTTGCCATGGTTTTTATCATTCGAAGGAACACTTTGTACGACTTGGGGAAGTATCGTTTTATGTAACCCAAATCGTCAGGGTTTGTTATTGATGCCGCCATCATTTCAGCAAACGCCTCATTTGCCAAATGTGAATCCGTCCAATATTTGGTCGGGTGTATCCAACCATCACGGATTTTTCCCTTTGTCGCGCCATTAAAGAGGTCTGCTACTGTAACACTTTTGTTGAGGGGTATATTGTATAGTTCCTTTTGGACTTTCTCGTATGCCGCAACTTTGTAAACGAATGAACCCCGTTCCTTCTGCATTGCCTTGTAAACGGAATTCACGTACTCCATGGCTTCCTCTTTAATTGTCTTTGCAAAGATGCCATTTTCGAACGTATGAGAAAAGACCTGTCCGGGTTTTATGTTACTGTTTATGAAGTGTGCGTTCTCGTGGAACAGCGTCTGAAAGCTCGGAATGTTGTAAGCCGGGTTTTTGTTCAACTGCAGATTCAAGTAAACACCGTTTTGACTAGGCGAATAATACTGCAGTTTCGACGTTCCGGAAATGATGTTCATTTCGCTCTCTAATTTGTTCCAAACGATGCGAATGTCTTCCGGAGCTTTGGACAACTTTTGACGAATGATTTCCGCGTCTGCCGGGTCCAATTTGGGGTCAAGTCCCGATGTGAACACCACGCCGTCACGAGCCGCGTCATACTTTAAATCGTAAAGTTCGCCAATGAGCTTCTCCTCAAGTGAAATGTCCCCGTCAGAGTTGGCTTGCTTTATTTCTCCGTTCAGTTCGTCGATTTGCGTTTGGTAGTCCTCAACTCCAAGAATTTCGTCGATTCCTTCCAACGTTTCCTCTTCGCTAACTTCCGGTATTAGCGGGCGGCAAACGCAATAACAATTCACAAGCTCTGCTGGGTGAATGTAGTCTTGTACGTTCGGGTCATTGTCATAACACCCTTCGTCAAGAAAATATTCGGCCCCGTTCATGCCGCCCTCAGTATGGTCAAGTATATGTGTTTCTCGGTAAGTCTTTCCCGACGCTGTGTGCATCCAAATCCCTTTGGTGATTCCGTAGGATTTTAAACGCTCACGGGACAAATTCTCAGTGGCTTTATTGGTTTGGTCCCGCGCAATCATGGCCGCACGTCGTTCCGTAACTCCGAATTGCTTATGCAGATTTTCGGTCATGGTGGCGAGGTCGTGTCCGTTCTGAATGGACCGCAACACTACCCCTTCAACCTGCGTCAAATTTTCGCTAGCGATGGACTTTATCAAGTTTACGTTCTCTTTCACAATCGCTTGAAAAGTCTGCCTTTCCTTTTGGCTCATGTAAGAGAACTTCAAATTGAAGCCAAGCCCCGCGTCGCGCAAGGGCTTCGTCTGCTCAATTAAATTGTTGTGCACGTATGCCTTGGTCTTTTCTACAAACCATTGGGGCAAGGTTTCGGACAACTCGCGAAAGTTACGCTCCCATTGGTGAAGCAACTTTCGAAAAGCTTTCGTCATATCGTCGGTCGCGCTGTCCAGTATTTTGCTCTCATTAGCTTTATACCTCGCGGCCAGCCAATATATGACGCTGTGCTCCATTTCGCGTACTGCTTTTTTCAGCCGTTTTTCGTATTCCTTCTCAATCCCTGCGGGCGGGAATATCGGTTTCAGTGTCCGTTTCATTTGCGCCCTCCAACGGCAAAGCCATATCCGGCATGTCCACCTCTTCGTCCGCATCAATGTTTGCGAACCCGCTCTCCGGGTCGTTCGCCAATGCAAGACGCGCTTCGGCCCCGGTAATAACGCCCCGGTCAATCAGTGTGGCGTACATGTCGGCGGTGGTTTTGTTCACGCGAGCCTTAAGGTCTTGGTCTTCGTCGGAAAGCGGTACGAATTCAAAGGAAAGCGCGTTGTCCACCGCTCCCTTTTTATTGAGTTGCAACAACTTTATGACATACTCCAGCGGCTCACGGAAAATGCGCTCTTGAAGCGCGTGCACATGGTCATAGTGATTCTTCATGTCGCTCTCACCCGTAGCGTTGAAGCCACCCGGCGAAATGCCCCACAGTTTGACGGCGGGTTCTCCGAACATCGCCGCCACGATTTCCATCTGCTGGCGCACGATTTCCGTCACGCCGCCAATAGGAGTTGATACATCAACTATGTTTTCCGCTTCTTTATCGATTGCCATCACGCCGTCATTATCACGGTCAAGGGCGAATCGCTGAATACGCTTTTTGATATTGCCATAACGCCCGCCGTATAAAAGTTCCTGCATATCAGTGGCAAAGACCGTGCAGGAGAATTTCTGCAATAGCCGCGATGCCGCCGCACTACATTCTGAAAACTGCTTCACGTTCTCCGAAACGATTTGTGCAAGCGGTATTCCAAAGAAATTGTACGCCGGGAGCAAAAGCGTGGGCGGCTTGTCCTCCGCAAAATAGAGAAAGCGCGAGGAATGAACCTCGCGCCCGTTAATAAGCCAAGATTGCGGCACAAAATAATCTTTATCCAAGGGGTTAAAGCAGGAATATCTTCCCGGAGCAATATAGACAGGTTCAATCAGCTTGAACCCCTTCAACGTCCCCTTCCGGAACGTGTCACCATCTGCGCCCAAGGGAAGCTTTAAATCTTCACCCGAAATGTCACCCACATCAATATAAGCCAAGCACCCGCCGAAAAAGCCGCACATCTGCGCCGCTTCATGAAACAGGCTGTCAATCTTAAAACGTGTAAGCTCTTCCTCAATCTCGCCCGACGCTTTATCATCGGACGCTTTTCCGTTGTAGTTGAATTCAATCCATCTGCGCGTCATTTCGTCCGCGCGAAGATTTACGCCCGCACGAATGATGCCATTTTGAGACAACGCCGAAAGAACGCCGTAACCAAGAAATCTATGGTAATCGTATAAACCGCCGACCATGTTGTAAATACCGCACCCGCGCAACGCTTTATCCTGCGCTGTGCGAAGGTCGCTTTTGCCATAACCCAAAGAAGCATAAGGCGAAAAATCACAAAGCACGCGCTTTTCTTCCAACGCCGCGTCTGAGATTGCCATTTGTTTTTGCTTTGCCATTTCTCACTCACTCCCGAAAAACATAGACGCACCGCGTCCACGCTGAATAACGCCGTCAAGCGAATAGCGGAGAGCGTCCAAACAATGGTTGAAGCTGTCCACAATCACGGGCAAAACATCGCCTGTCTGTCTATCCACTTTGTAGCTATAATGATTTAATTCGTCGATGGTGTGCCTACAACGCGGGTGGACAACTATCTCAAAGGACTTCAGAAATTCAATACCGTCCTCGATGCTACCCGCCCACTTCTTGGCTCCTGCAATACGAAATCCGCGCCGCTTCATAAAAGAAATGGTTTCGGGGCGGGCATTGTCTGCTTTAATGGGCCATGCCCTCGCCGTTTCTATCGTGTCAAATAATGCGGGCGTTTCGTCAAGGTCAACGCCTACACCCCATGCCTCGCGGTCAATGTAAATCGTTCTGTCTTTAATAAAACAACGAATCAACGCTGTCGGGTCAACGGAAAAGCCCCAATCACAACCATGATAAAATCTAACGTCCCTTGGCGTTTCAAATTCTTCCACGCGGAAACGCCCCGCGAATATAACGGCGTTGCTGTGCTTTCTGACTTCCCCTTCCCAAATGTGCAAATACGCTTCATAATCGCGCTCTTTTACCCATTCCATTTCCAGCTTGCTGGATTCCGGAAAGTATGGGTTCTCGTTGTAGTTGACCTTTCGGACGTACGCATCGGGTCGGTTTTCAGCTATGAACCGTTGAAACGTCGGGTCCGATTCGTCAAGGGGATTGAACGTTACCCATATTTCAGACTTGTCTTTTCGTATGGTCGGCACTAAAATGTCCCAACTCTCTACCGAAACGGCTTCCGCTTCTTCCACCCAACAAATATCCACACCTTCCGTGGATTTTATCTCACGGGCATTAAAACGTATGCCCTTGAAGATGAATTCGGTTCCGTTAGCTCCAACTATGGAATTTTTAGTTACGCCATAAAATCCGGAGAGCTTCATGACTTCGATTTGGTCCGAAAGTAATTTGTGCACGGAATCGGAAATAGATTTCTGTATCTCTCTTACACACAGAATCCGCAGGGGCTTTGTGTACCCAAGAAGAAGCAAAGCGCGGGCTACGCTCCAACTCTTGCCGCTCCCACGGCCACCGTAAAACACTTTGTATCTATGCGGTTTGAAAAGCTCTTGAAAGGCTTCCGGGAAGTTAAAGTCCATGTCAATCAGCCTTTACAAAGTTGACGTTGATTTCCTTCGGCGTAGATTCAACGGACCCGGAAATGGTCGTGTCTTTGCGGTCACGCCATTCGATGTATTTGCGGTTCTTGAGCCAAAAAATCATGGCTGTCGTGTCACCGCCGATGGCTTTCTTATATAGAGCATTTTCCACTTCGCGGTCTACAATCTCCTTGGTACGTTTTAGGGCCTTACCAAGCTCGCTGGACCGCTTTTGCCATTTGTATAGCGTACCCCAATGAATTCCCATGTTGTGGGCTATTTGTTCATTGGTGAGGCCGTCCCTGGCCCAACCTTCAATCAGTATCAGCCCGTCTTTCGAGACCCAATAGTTAAAATCATTGACCATCACGACCTCACCACCTTAAACGCAGAAAGATGCCCTACACCCGGAATGAAGTCCATTCGAGCATAGGGCTATAGAAGAGGAGAAGGAGGCTTTCACGCCGTAGAATTTCGCCTGTTCGTCATACATCGTCCCCCGATTCGCCAATTAATCACACTCTCCCACCGCTACCATTATAACACACGCGGGGCAATCCTGTCAATATATCTCCTGTGAACGACGATATATCAAGGAGCCATTGAGGACCACCCCTCCCTCCTGACATATTCGCTTGACGCTCCGTCGTTTTCCGGTTGCACTGTTGCGTTCCGGGGCATGGGGGTTGTTGTGTGTTCCACCCCCTTTTAGGGGGTAGGAACATACAACTTCCCCCATCTTTGCCCAGCCGTTGACAGTTGCATTGGCGTTGCATTGACAATACAACTACCGTTGCAATCCTCAATCGACGCTTCGACGGTGTTTCTGAGCTTCGGTTGTATTGACTTCGTTATTGACAGTTGCATGAGCGTTGCATTACCATGAAACAATTTGACAGGACGGGCTGTGTTGCATTACCGATGCAACTGAAACTCGTCTTCGTTTCGCGGCTCGTTGGCATCATTCCTATTGACAGTTGCATTAGCGTTTCATTACCACCCATATTCATGCAACGATACAACAGAACACACGTTCGGAAGAACGAATTTGACAGGAGGCCATGCAGATATACGCGCGTAAGTATAAAAGGAAGCTAACCTAATGGGGTATATTGTCAAAAGCCGCAGATGTGTGTCATGATGGGCTTTCCGAATGAATAAGTACATGAGTGGAAAACGAATACTTGACAGGAATACCTAATCTGTGTTATAATGTTTTCAGAAGCAAACCACAACTACAAAGGAGGCGTAAATTATGACGAAACGGGAACAAAAAGTAGTTGCCAAACAACGCTTATATGAATGCGCGTGGAAGTACGTCCGGGCGTTGAACGGAGAAGGTGACTTGGAGGAGGCAAGAGCGCGTATGTTCGAGGTCATGGACCTCGTGGAGAGCCTCGAAATCTTGACGGAAGACGAGATTCACAGGGTATGCCGGACCGTCAGAAACGAGTACATGCTCGAATCTAAAGAAGCTTGCTGAGGTGTCAAATCGTGAAAGCCTTTGTCAGGACGGGCTTGCAAGGGCTTTCACATAGAAATGGAAAATAAATACTTGACAAAGATATACCTCATGTGTTATAATGTTTTTGGAGATAGGGAAAACGCATTCAATACAGAAGGAGGCAAAAATCATGGCAAACTTGAAGAAGGAATTCCAAAAGGTGATTGGAGAGATTCGCAGATTCAGAGGAGGGTCGGACTACCCGAAAGCGATGTGCACAAATCAACAGATGTGCAACAACACGGCAACCGTCAATTGCGGCGGGGAGCGGAACGCAGAGAAGTCCGCTGAAATCGCACGAGAGGTGCTGAAAGACAAGAAATTCTCGGCATTCATCGCCTACTTCAAAGCAGAAGCCAAAGTTGAATACGTCGGGCGTAACGGCGGCGTGCAGATTAGAGTTAATTTCCAAGATGAAAACGCAGAAACGAAGGAGGAAGAAACCATGGCGAAAAAGGCAGTTGAGAAGGAGGAGAAAGGTATGAAAAAGGCAATGTTTACGTTGGACGGAGTGGGTTACAATCAGAACGCGAAGGGCAATCGATTCTTCAAGATTGATGCAGATGGAAATACCGTCCGCATCGCACGTTCCGAATATGAAATCGCGTACGAAACGTACATGGACAACGCGGAACAGGAAATGTATGACGAGGAGCAGGAAACCCGCGCGAAGAAGGGCCGCGAATCGGACAAAATCGCGGAGGACAGTGTGAACCGCCCGAAGAAAGCCAAGAGGACCCGCGCCACCACGTCGGTAGTTGACCTCGGAAAGATTAAGGTCGCGCTGACTGAGAAGCAAATAGCGTTCATGATGGCCCTGCCGCTCTCCAAGGACTGGAAGAACGTGGACTCCGAAATTCACATCATGGACCTCGGAATGGACCTTGGCGGCGAGTTCGCAGAGAAGCCGATGACGGTGGGCGCGATGATTACGACCCTGCGGGAAAAGGGGATTATCTTCGTGACTAAGGGTAGCCGCAAGGAGCGGTCCTTCAACCTCACCGACGTTGGCGTAAAAGTTGCTATCGAAATGGGCTTGAAATAATATAGGGCGAAGACGGGCGGGGAAACCCGCCCTTCATTTATAAAAGGAGGCACGTTATGATAGTTCGATGCGATTTGTTTACGTTGCTTGTCAGCGAGTTCCTGTCGTTTTTCGCGGGCTTCGCGCTGTGTATTGTTATAATCCTTATCAACAAATATTTCGTGTGGGGTGATGATTGATGTTTCCACGATGGCAGAATCAAGAAGAGGCGGTGACGTTCGCCAAGAGGCACCCGGCGGTCATGCTGGACTTTGACATGGGGACCGGAAAGACGCGCGTTGCAATCGATACGGCCTTCGAGCTTGAGGGAATAAAGTGGATTCTCGTCCTTTGTCCGAAAGCCGTCGTTCCGGTATGGAGAACAAATCTAGAAAAATTCGCGATGGGTGAATATGATTGTTGGGACGTGTGCGCGGGGACGGTGGAGAAGAAGGCCGAAAAACTGCGC